TAAAGAAACACATACAATATATCAACCAAAGATTAGAATCGGTTGGGATGATAGTAGATACGAAACGGGTTCACTACAAGCATTACCAGAAGAATTTAAAGTATCATTGAAAAGATTGAAAAAATCATACAAAGCCGGTGGAAGATACGATATAGAAGTATTCGCAAGAGAGTTGTATCCACAAAAAACTTTTCAAAACACATTTGGATACTCCACAGGCAGCTTACTTCCAACATCATCTTTCTACCAAATAAGTGATAACGAAAGTAATGATATTATTATTCCTTTCGGTGAATATTCTAAAATAAGTACTTATGGAAACAAAAGTAGAATTAGTTTAGATTTAACAAATTTTGAAATAAATAGAAGTTATAGGGTAGAGTTAAAGGTAGAACTAACAGGTTCATCCGAATACTTTGATGATGATTATATATTTGAAGTAACTGAATAATGGCATTAGATAAAGAAGTAAGAATTGGTGAACTAACTCTAAGTGGTTCTAAAGCTATAAAATCCATTGACCCATATGGAAGGCATAACTATTTTGCTGAACAGATGAAAGAGGTTAATGGTTCTATGGATGGTGAAATTAGCGGTAAACTTCGTAGACCAAAGTATGATGAAGAACAACTACTATTAGCAGTAGATACAGAAGTAGATGAATTAATTCCTAATAAACCAAAAGATTTACCTGATGTAGTTTTACAATCAGAATATGATGCATTAAAAGCTCAAATAGTTACATTAAATAATATCATTTCTGATTTAAGAAATCAACTATCATCTGCACAATCAAAGATATCAGAATTAGAATCTACAATAAGTGGATTAAGAGCAGAGTTAGATGCATCTTTACTTAGAGTAACGGTGGCTGAAAACTCAGCAGAAGCATCGGCTGATAAGTTTAAACAAACATCTATTGATTTACAACAAGCTATTCAGAAATCGGTAGCAGAAGCAATAGAAAGAGTTTCGTTAGAAGCGCAGGTGGAAGGTTTAACCGCACAAAAAGAAGCATTGGTACAACAAGTAAGTGCATTAGAAAATCAAGTGCAAGGTAAGCAGGCAGAGTTAGCTGCTGGTGGTGAGGCAGCTGGAAACGCATTCACTGTTAGGGTAACACCTAAAA